TTGTACTTTCTTTTCTCTTATACTTAAATCTATAGTGTCAAATGTACTTTCGTCAATTAGTTCTTCTGCTTCGTCAAGTACCCAACAAGAAATACCTTGCAAACTCTTTAGACTTGCAGTTTGGTTACCTGCAGACGTTTTGATACCTCTAAATAGTATGTCGCTACCATTTGCTAAGTTTACTACTTCTGACTTGTTTATATCAAATATATTCTCAAAACCTAATAAAGTAATTTTTTCTAAAAATTCAGGTATTATAGATAGGTGTGCAGAAACCATTGTATAACGTGTAAACAATACTCTTATGTTTTGTGACATAGTAAGCAGGGTAAGAAATACTGTTACTGCAAAAGACTTACCTGAACCTCTACCACCTGTTATAATATAATACCTGCAGTCTGATTCAAATAGTTTTTGATATTTATTGTTCAGTTCCAGAATCTACAAAGTTTATTAACGGTAAGTGTAAACTATCGTCATTTGTAGTTACGTCTACTCTTTGTTGTGGTTTACCGTAAAAGTATTCAAAGTATAATTTAACTGACCATTGTTCTTTTTTCTCTAAACCTTCTTGTAGAGCTTTTAGTGCTAAGTCATTAAAAGGTGTTAGCTTTTCTATTAACTTTTGTTCTTCAGCTTTAGGTTTACGCCCTGCGCCTTTTCTAGCACCACCATTATTTATTCTTTTATCCATAATTGAAAAAGATTGATTATTCAATTCTATACAATATAATAGAAATTAAAATAATTTGTTTTGTATTTTTTTTTCTACTGTGCATATAGTATCATTATGTGCTGAACCGTGTGCAACTATTAATACTTCTACAATTTCAAACCCATACTTTTTACCAAATCCATTACTGTTCCAACCAAAAGATAATGCGTAACCACCTAATTTTATTTTATTACTTAATTCTCTTTTTACACTATAATAAAAAAAAGAATTAGTATCATCTCTTAAAACATCTATACCCAAATCATTATAACATTCTTTAACTTGTCTGCCTGAATAAGGTGGATCAAATAATACTCCATCATAATTTCCATCTAACATTTTTGCAAAATCAAGTGCTTTCATATTATATTTAGCACAACTCTTAGGATTTAAGTCGTTAGTTATTTCAGCAGGAGATGTCATGCCTGCAAATGGATCAATCCAATTTTTAAAATCTCCCCCATATTTATTTATTAAATTGTTAATAGGTTTTATCTTAAAAGTCCATTTGTTTGGCATAGCCCATATTCTGTTTAATTTCATTATTGATATTCATTTGGTGGCATCAATATAACACCTAAGTCATTTTGCGCCCAAATACGTACTTCTTCACAATATAAAGTAAAGTCTTCTGTTGTTAAGTTACTACTACGATCAGGTATAAACATATTTTTTAAATGTTCGTGCATTTCGTATTTATGATACCCTGTGTGGTCACATAGTGGTTTTACTATACACTTCCAGTAGTATTTATTTTGTTGATGTGTTCTTGTCATATAATTCTAAACGTTCTAATTCAAAACGTAGGTGTTCACGTGCTTTTTCTATACACTCTATAGATGTTTCGTGTTTTCTATTTGCTCTTAATAGGTAACTAACTGCTGTGCCTATATTATAGTTAAGTTCGTAGTCTTCTATTATTTTACGTGCTTCGTAGCCGTGTATTTTGCCTATATAATAATTAGGTATTCTTGTCATCTTTTGGTTCTATCTTGTCTATGTTTTCGCTAATTTTGTCATTTTCGTTTTTCTCTATCAGTATCTCTATCATAACTACGCCTATAATAAGTATAAAAGCAATACCTATGATTAGTAAAAAAAATAGTATCATACTAAAGAATATTTACTAAAAGATACTGGTTCGTTATATCTATTCTTAGAGCTGACAAACTCACTTCTTATATTATACCCTTCGTCTTTAAGTTCGCATATCCTTGAGGTTAGTCGCATTATTCCGTATTCCTTCATAGCTTCTAATGCTGTGATACTACCTTTGTCGTTAAGGTGTCTTATTATTCTGTCTTTTTGTGTTAATGTTTTCATTTTAATATTGATTTGATTTTATAAACTATTATAGATATTACAGGTGCATATATAAATAAATGAAATATGTTTGGGTGTGCTTCGCCACATAATCCAAATAAATGTCTTATAAACTCCATTATAGTTTTTCGTAAAGTGATTTAATTCCTTTCCACATAGTATGTAAACACGAACCACAATTAGTTGTGGGTTTATATTTAGTTTTATATATAGTGTTATACAATTCAACAAATCTTTTTTTCGTTTCAACGTCAGGTGCTTGACCGTCTTTTATCTTTTCCCATACACATAGTATTTCTTGTTTTAAGTGCATAGGTGAATTTTCGTCATATTCTCTTTCTTCTGTTTTATAAGGAAACATCTTGTTTAGTTTCTCTTGTCTTTCGTCACAACCACAGTCATCTTTACCTACTGCTTTGGCAATCTTTTTTGCTAGCTTGTCTATTTTAGTAGCTGACGTAAATTTTTTTATAGTGTCTCCTAGACCTTTGCTTTTTTTAGTCATATTATTCTTAATTGTGCTTGGTGTTGTTTTATTCGTTTCATTGCAGCTTCAAAATATTCTTTGTCAAGCTCACACGCAGTTAAGTCATAGCCTAAGTTATGACAAGCAATAGCAATACTTCCACTTCCTAAGTGAGTATCTAAAATTTTATCTCCTTTTTTTGCATAATTCATTAATAGCCATTCGTATAAAGCTATAGGTTTTTGACAAGGATGCCATCTTAAATTATTTTCCCAATCTATTTTATTCCCTATGACATTTCCTATACTTATATAATGAAAAATTTTCATATTTACTCCAAAAGAATGTGATGCTATATCACAATCACTTATTGTAGATGGTGCATTTCTTTTACCACCACCTGTTTTATCGTGAACAATACGACCAACATCATCAATATATTTATTATAATAATTAACACCAAATATTATTCTATTTTTACTAACTCTTTTTAATTCATTAAAATATTGTTTGTTTGATGTAATATCATTCCATTTTATTTTTTTATGATGTTTTTGTGATTTACTACTTCTAAAATCTCCTATACCATAAGGAGGGTCAACTATTGCTAAGTCAAAATGATTGTCATCATATCTTGACATTAAATCCATATTATCTTCGTTAGAAATATTAATCATTAAATAATTCTATTAGTTCTTTTCTTACTTTGTCTATTGTTGTGTACAAGCTGTTTCTGCTTATACCTGTTTTTTCTGCCAAACTATCTAACGTGTTTTTTTCGTAGTAGTATAGTTTAAATATTTCACGATCATACCAATACATATCATCTAACGCTGTGTCTATTTGTTCTAGCTTTTGGTAGCTCTTAGGTATCTCAATAACTGGTATGTTTTCTAGCTTATAATTAACGCTTGTAGTTATATTACAAGTATCGTCTAGTTTAGTGTAGTACTTTTTATACTTATAGAAGTATTGACTGCGTGGACTATTAAAACTTCTTCTAAGTGCTACTGCACCATACCTTAAAATACCTTGTTTACCGTCTTTGTCGTGTATATTTTTTAGTGTGTCTTTATTCATTTGCAAGAAGTATAACATAAGTTCTTGTACTACTTCGTTTATTTCGTTTTCATCTGTCGTAAATGCGTATGACATTTCTATAAAATCTTTTCTGCAATCTGCTACTATTTTGTAAATCTTATTCATTTATAGGTTTGATGTCTCTAAGTTTACTAATAACGTCTATAATTATTTCTGACAATAACATTTGATACGTTCTAAGCTGTGCTATGTTTCTTTTGTTTTCTATACCTGCAAAAAAACCATTGGTCATAGTTGTTACATTGATAGGTATAATTAACAAAAAATCTAACCAGTTGCCTGTATATGTGGTTATCTTATATTCGTTGTGGTATTCTATGATAGTATCAAGAACATCTAAATAATTAAGATATTTAGGTTTACTTGCGCATTGTTCAGCGAAACTACATACCGTGTCTAAATACTTTTCAATTATTATTTCGTGTTCTTTATTGACGTATATAGGTTTCACGTTTGTAATTTAATTTTATTTTTTAATCTAAACCTTTTTCTTTTTTTAAGTTTTTAACAAGCGTTTTGTAATAAGTTATATTTTCGTTGTATTCTACTCTAGTAATCTTTACTCTACTTTTACTTAATAATTCTAAGTCTTGTGCAGTACCTATACCGTAATCTTTGTCTAATTTAAGACCAAATAACCATTGTTCGCCTTGACTAAATATATTACATTTAGCACATTGTACTTGACAATTTTGTTCATTAAATCGTGTAGGTAAAAATTTACGTGATTGAAAATGTCCACATTGTAGCTTTTTATAGTGATCTACCTTACCACAGGTGTAGCATTGTGCTAGTCCTGTATCAGTCGCTTTACGCAGTCTTATATATAGAGAAAACCATTTGTCTAACTCCTTTTTAAGTTTACTTATTGTCTTCATTTCTAAATATTACTATCATACTAGGACGCATAGTACTATTTTTTGTTTGTCCATTTTCATCAACAAATTTTAATCTACCTTTAATAAAACGTAATTCTGATTGATTATAACAATAGTTGTGAAACCATTTTGTGTCTGTATTTGAAAAAACTAAAAACACGCACAAATCTGCATTACCATTTTTTAATTCTTCGTGTGCTTTTTTTAGAAATCCTGTGACATTACTATAGGGTGGGTTTACAAAATTTCTTTTACCCCACTTAATATTTAAACCGTCTACTTTTGAATTTAACGGACACGGATCAAAATCAAAATCAAATTCATTATTTAGTTTATCATATAACCATTGTGGCGTAGCCCAATTATCTGTTTTTTTAATTTGAAATAATTTAATTTGGTGTTTGTCCATAAAGAAATAATTTTATTTAAGTAAATTTTGTTTATAGTATGGTACTTTTTTAGGATCTGCTCCTAAAGTATGTACCTCATAATATGCATCATTTAATCTCT